TGACCCGCATAGTGCGCATTTTTCTCGCCACCAACTAACGATTGACGATCAAGCTCTGACCTGCGGGTTTGTTGACATCGACCCATCCACGGTGCGCGCGGTCGCGTTGCAGGTCCAGAAGCTACTCGAAGACATAGTGCGAGAAAGCCCCGACCACCCATGGCTCTAGTCGAAGCCGCCGTGCCTGACGATCGCCCTCTGTGGTTCCTTACGCCGGAACCGTGGGCCGCTGAGGTTTGTCGAAGCGAGCATATCGGCTACTGGATCTCGTTTACCTCCGGGCTCATGGGCGAGACTCGGACTTACTTTCGCTGGACACAGCGCGGCGCAGTGCGGTGCTCCCGACGCGGGGTGGCCCGACGCAACGCAGCTGATCGGCGTACTAGTCGACGCTGGGTCATCCGAGATGAAGATGCCTGATGTCCCTAGTTGACGCCACCGCATCCGGTGACCGCCGGCAAGCCCTAGAGGCGCTACGGCACAAGCTAGCCACCGAACTGGACTCCAGCAGCGGCCATGGCACGGCCTCGCTCGCCAAGGAACTAGCGAACGTCCTTCGCGAGATCGACCAACTACCCGTAGCGAAGGGGTCGAAGGTTGACGATCTTGGCGCCCGCCGTACTGCGCGGCGCGCAAAGGCCGCGGGTTCTTAGCGTCCCACCGTGCGTCTCGTCGGCCGGCACCGAAGCAGTTGAGCTAGCTGAGGCAGCTGGGTTAGTGCTCGACCCCTGGCAGCGGTTCGTCCTTGAACAAGGGCTAGGCGAGCGCCCGGACGGCAAGTGGGCAGCCTTCGAGGTTGGCCTGATCGTCCCTCGCCAGAACGGCAAGGGCTCGATTCTAGAGGCACTTGAACTGGCCGGGCTGTTCCTCTTTGGGGAGCGGTTGATCCTGCACTCGGCTCACGAGTTTAAGACCGCGCAGGAAGCATTCAACCGGGTCCTGTCGTTGGTCGAAAGCAACGACTGGCTGCGCAAGAAGGTCGCACGAGTTCGTACGTCGCACGGCGAAGAGGGCATTGAGCTGTTGGACGGCGGCAGGCTACGGTTCGTCGCTCGCTCGGGGGGTTCTGGCCGTGGCTTCAGTTGTGATCGGTTAATCCTCGACGAGGCGATGATCCTTGCAGCGCAGGCGATGGCAGCGCTCCTGCCGACACTCTCGGCCCGGCCCAACCCCCAGGTCTGGTACACCGGATCGGCGGGGCTGGAAAGCTCCGAGCAGTTGCGTCGGGTGCGTGCTCGTGGCATGGCTGGATGCGACCCGTCGCTGGCCTACTTCGAGTGGTCGGCCTTTGATGACTCGGCGCCAGACGACATTGACGCGCAGGCGATGGCCAATCCGGCACTCGGTCACCGGGTGACGCTTGAGATGATCGCTCGGGAGCGCGCCGCACTGCCCGAGCTCGAATTTGGCCGAGAGATCCTAGGCATTTGGTCCGACGCTCGCCGAGAGGCTGTCATCGACCCGGTCATATGGGACCGACTGGCTAACCCGCGCTCACAAGTTCGTGACCCGGTGACATTCGCCTTCGACGTGACGCCAGATCGCAGCATGGCCGCCATTGCGGTCGCCGGTCGCCTTGACCCGACATCTGTTGTCGGTGACTACACCGCCAATCGGCGTACGGACGGCACGGTGCGTACGGACGATGGTTTGATGCACGGCGAGATTATCGACCACCGACCTGGCACATCGTGGGTAGTGCCCCGACTGGCCGAGCTAGTTCAGAAGTGGCAGCCCAACGCCATCCTGCTCGACCCCGCTGGCCCAGCTGGTTCACTACTCCCCGACCTAGAGCGGGCCGGGGTTGAAACCACCACGGTCACTGCCCGTGAGATGGCGCAGGCATGCGGCCTAGTGTACGACCTGGCGACGCAGGACGGACTACGCCACATGGGCCAATCGATGTTGGATACGGCGCTCCTGAGGGCCAAGACACGGCCGCTAGGCGACGCATGGGCCTGGGCTCGGAAGGATGCTACCGACATCTGTCCGCTCTACGCATTCACCCTCGCCGTGTTCGGAGCGGCCAACGATTCGGGAGAGGTCAACCTGTGGTGAACTCTCTCCTGGAGATCGTGGGCCTTACGCTCCTAGTCGCCGCCGCTGCTTTCGTTGCCATCCCGCTCGCTATCGTGGTCGCGGGGTTAGAACTGATACTGCTCGCCAACCTGCGAGAGGCGCGATCCCAGTCGGATGATGGGCTGTGACCTTCTTGCGCGGCCTGTTCGAGGCGCGCGAGTCACGGTCGATCCAGAACCCGGCCGTCCCGCTGACGGCGACGACGCTGGTCGACTGGCTCCACGGCGGCCCAGCTGGAGACTCGGGCATCCAAGTTTCCGAGACCGGCTCGCTGGCCATGACCCCCGTATGGCGCGCGGTGAACCTGATCGCGGGGACGTGTGCTGCGTTGCCGCTGCGGGCGTACAGGGGGTTGACGCAGGTTCCGGCACGGGTGATCGACAATCCGCACCCGGACATGACCCCGTTTGAAGTAGGGGAACAGTGGTTCATCCACCTGTGCTTGTGGGGCAACTCGTACAGCCAGAAAGTCTATGACCAGCAGGGGCGCTTGTCTGAGTTGTGGCCTATCGACCCGGCCGCCGTCAAGGTCGGCCGGCGGAAGCCCTACCCGGGGAACCCCTCGGGCAAGGTGTTTACGGTCGGCCCCAGCGACATCGCGTATACCCCGGATGACATTTTCCACATCCCAGGTTTCGGCTACGACGGCATCACCGGCGTTTCTCCCATCCGTGTGTGGACCCAAGCCGTAGGTATGGGCCTTGCCGCCGAGAAGTACGCGGCCAAGTTGTTCGGGTCCGGCTCGCTGATGTCTGGCATCCTCCAGACCGAGCAACGGTTGACCCCGGAGATCGCGGAGCGGCTAAAGACCAACTGGAAGACCAAGGTCGCCGGCATCGATAAGGCGCACGATATCGCTGTACTCGACTCCGGGGCAAAGTGGCAGCAGGTCAGCATTCCGCCCGTCGATGCACAGATGATCGACTCCCGGAAGTTCCAGGTCGTCGAGATCGCCAGGGCGTTCGGCATCCCGCCGCACTTGCTCGGCGACGTCGAACGCTCGACAAGCTGGGGAACTGGTATCGAGCAACAGAGCATCGGTTTCGTCGTTTACACCCTGCGCCCATGGTTGACCCGCGTCGAGCAGCGGCTGTCCAAAGACGCCACCGCCGGCGGTGCCACTCCGGCCGGCACCGTCGTCAAGTACGACACCGATGGACTGATGCGCGGCGACGCGGTTGGCCGAGCTACCTACTACCAGATCATGCGGAACATCGGGGTCTTGTCGGCCAACGACATCAGGGATGCGGAGAACTGGGAGCCGATCCCCAACGGGGACGAGTACCTGACCATCCCCGTCGGTGGCATCCCGCAGACGCAAGATATCGCCAAACCTGCGACTCCACCGCTTATGGACACGAAATGACCACCGACGCTGGGAGCAGCGAATGACTAAGACAGCGCTGCGAGCGCCGGCGGTTCTCGAATCCCGCACCGCCATCTTGCGAGATGTTGAAGTCCGCAGGGATGTCAAACGTGGTGACATCGGCTTCGCCGGGCATGCTGCCGTCTTCGATGAGCGCACGTCGATCGGCAACCCGCTGTCCTGGGGCTTCTATGAGCAGGTAGCGCCAGGTTCCTTCACTAAGACGATCCAGGAGGCTGACGTACGCTTCCTGATCGACCATGACCCATCCCTGCTTCTGGCGCGTACTAGGTCAGGCACACTAAGGCTATCGGAGGACAAGCTTGGTCTTGCGGCGGATGCGGATCTGGCCCCGACGACGTATGGCCGCGACCTCGCGGTACTCCTGGAGCGCGGCGACGTCAGCCAGATGTCCTTTGGCTTCCAGGTCGTCAAGGATGACTGGACGGTCGAGCAGGTCGAGACGAACGACGGCAACAGCGTCGACGTCGAGGTCCGCACGATCCGCGAAGCCAAGCTCTTCGACGTTAGCGTCGTGACGTTCCCTGCCTACGAGGGCACTGACGCCCAGTTGCGGACGATGACCGCTGCCGTCACCCGGAAGAAGGACCCAGACCCATTCGGCCGCCGTCGGGAGATGCTAAAGCGTGCGCTGTCTGTATCAGACGGCAACGCGGCCATGCTGCAACAGATGCTCATCTCATTGGCTGCAGCTGATGCTGCGATTGACCCGATCACCAACGCGCTCAGCATGGCCGACGAGGCCATGGACGAAGCACAGGCCGGACTCGCCCAGATCCTCGGGGTAGAGGACCCGGACGTCGAGGATGACGACGAAACCGAAGATGAGCCAGCCGTCGGCCGTAGCGCTAGAGCCAGCAAGGCTGACATGAAGCACATCCAATCAGCCCACGACGGCATGGCCGCCATGGGTGCCAACTGCACCAGCCAGTCGAGTGCGCGTAGCAAGCGTGAGCCGGCGGAAGCCACTCTCGCTCCAGAGGTCAGTGAGCCGGTTGTGTCCACTCACGTGATCCCGGTGTCGCGCCGTATGAAGGCGTACCAGGCCCGCTTCGGGCTTCCGGCCGCCTAGTTAGACCCCCATCCCCCAGCAGGCCCCTCGCAGGAAGCGACGGGCCTCACAGGCATGCCCGTGAAAGGACACAACCGACCATGAATGACAACCTGCGCAAGCTGTTTGAGCAGCGCGCTTCCGTGTGGGAGCAGATGAAGGCGATTGACGCCGCTGCCCCCGATGGCATCCTCGACGCCGAACAGCGCGAGAACTGGGACAAGGCTGAGAAAGACCTGCAAGGTCTGTCCGACAACGTGGAGCGACTCCAGCGCGCTGGTGCCATCGGCGCCGACCTGGAACGCGTCGACCGATCTGGCGTCATCGTCCTGGACGCCCCGGAAGAGAGACACACCGCCGAGGCCGTCTATGAGGACGCATTCACCCAGTGGACCCGGTGGGGTAATTCCGGCCTCACTGTGGAGCAGCGCGGCCTCATGCAGTCTCGCGCGTCTGCGCTGCCGCAGGAAGCTCGGGCCGCGGGCACTACGTCCGGTAGCGCCGGTGGTTTCTTGATCCCGCAGGGCTTCCGTGACGTCCTGATCGAAACGCTCAAGTACTACGGCGGCGTCCGTGACAACGTAACCACGATCCAGACGTCGAGCGGGAACCTGCTCCCCTGGCCCAAGCTGGACGACACCGCCAACGTGGGCGCAATCCTCGCCGAGAACACTGCGATGGGGACGACTGACCTCACCATTGGTCAGACTCAACTCCAGGCGTTCATGTACACGTCGAATATCGTCCTCGTGTCGCTCCAGTTGCTCCAGGACGCGATCATCGACGTGAACCAGCTGGTGCCTCGCAAGCTCGGCGAGCGTCTTGGCCGTATCCAGAACAGGCACTTTACTGTCGGTACTGGCACGACCCAGCCGTGGGGGATCGGGACCGCGCCGGTAACCGGCGCAACGGGCGTTGGCTCGGCGACTCCGACCGAAACTACGTCGGTATCGTATAACAGCCTGATCAACTTGATCCACTCAGTTGACGTCGCTTACCGAGCGCGAGCGGGCGGCGCGGCCAAGTTTATGATGAATGACTTGACGCTGGCTTCGGTACGCCAACTGAAAGACCTCTATGGTCACCCGCTGTGGCAGCCGACCCTGCAGGCTGGTGTTCCTGACAACCTGCTCGGATATGGAGTCATCACCAACAACGACCTGCCGGTGATGGCCGTGAGCGCCAAGTCGATCCTGTTCGGTGACTTCAGGGCGGGCTACGTCATCCGGGACGTGCTCGGCATCCAGGCGTTGCGGCTTGAGGAGCGCTACGCCGACTGGTTGCAAGTCGGATTCCTGGCATTCATGCGTTCCGACGGCGTGGTGCAGGACCCGGGGGCCTACAAGGCATACGTCAACGCTGCGACCTAGTCGATCTCGGTAGGGGCGGGGCGGGTAGCCGCCGCTCCACCCCTACCACCCATCTACTCGAACAAAGGGATGACCCATGTCCGATGCTCCCGCCGACAAGGCGCCCGCTGCACCTACCAAGGCACCAGCGCCCGCTGCTCCCGTCGAGAAGGAAGCCGCTCCACCGGCGAAGCCAGCCGCTCCACCGACGAAGGAAGTCAAGCCCACAACGCCCTACTCGGGGCTCCACGATCGCGTACAGATGATCTCTCTGAACGCGGACGGCACCGCTGCGCAGCATCACCCAGAACTGCTCGGGGACTATGACGCCTCAGTTGCTGAGCTTCAGGTGCGGTTCGCACAGCAGGAGTCCAACGTCTCCGGCGGTGCTCTCTCCACGATGCAAACGAACCATGCCGCGGTCCTCACCGCTCTGGCGAGCGAGGGGCACTAAGGATGGCCAAGGTCCGAATGCTCCGCTCGGTTGCTGGGGGGAACTGGGCGTTCAACGTAGATGAGATCTACGACGTACCCGAAGACGTAGCTGCTGGAATGGCGCGCTGCGGGAATGCCGTTCGTGTCCGCGCTGATGGTGTCGAGATGGCCGTTGTCGGACCGCCCGAGATGGCAACCCGGAGAACTCGCACCCGTACCCGCACCTACTGAAAGGGGTATCCGCATGACCCAGCCGACTACCGCTGTCCTCATTCGTAAGTGCTCGATCTGCGGCCAGGAAGACGCCCGGCCGATGGTGACCTACTTCGACGAAACCCCGTCCCACCACATCGACTGCAAGAAGAAGGACAACTGACATGGCTGCATTGGACCGCACCTTCGCGCGAGCGGTGATCGACGCCACGGTGGCGACGACTGCTCTCACGGCGGTAACCTCCCCGATCAAATGCCGGCTCTACACGACCTCGGGTACTGCTAACGCCGCCGGCACCGAGGTCTCGGGCGGTTCCTATGTCTCGCAGACGGTGACGTTTACAGCGTCTACGAATGCAGACCCTCCGGTTGCGGTGTCCAGCGTGTTGGCGTCCTTCCCGTCCATGCCTGCTTGCACGGTTGTTGCTGTCGGCCTCTTCGACTCGGCTGGCACGCCTAGGCGCCTGTGGTTTGGAGACCTCGCAGCCAGTAAGGTGCTGAACTCCGGCGACACCTTCCAGATCGCCTCTGGATCGTTGACCTGCTCGCTGGCGTGATCTAATCCGAGGGGAGTCACCGCGCTGCTTGACCCTACGAGAGGAAGCGCGGTGGCTTAGGTGACTGTCTACGACGTAGGTAATGTCCTTACCTACACCGTAACTGGACTGACCCCTAGCACGGCGTACACCATCGTTGTTCGGGCGTACGACTCCGGCGGCGTACGAGGCGCGGACTCGTCGCCGTTAGGCGTGACTACTGCCGCTGGCGTCGTCGGTACTGCCGCCATGTCCGGTGCTGGGTCACTCGTGGCTATTGGCCACGGGAGGAGTCCAGGATCTGCCAACCTGCTCGCTGTAGCCACATTAGCTGCAAGTGCTAGCCAACCTGGTTATGGCATCGGCTATACAGGTGGCTATGCCGGTACCGCTTCGACAGGGGCTTCTGCCTTTACGGCAACTTCGGCGCTAACTACTGTCGCCGTGCGTCTTCAACTGACGTCAACGTCGTGCACTACAACCTCAGTTGCCACCGTTGCGGTCGCGCATACTGCGGTGGCTACAGCAACATATTCCGCCGCGTCTAACCTGACCGCCACTGCCGTACGCATCCAACTAACGTCAGCGACGTGTTCAGCAACCTTAACTACCTTGGGCGCGGTCACACATACGGCACTTGCCGGGACATCTCTGGGCGGTGCCACCGCGCTAACTGCCGCTTACTCTGCATTCGGCTCGGTCGCTCTCGCTGCGACATCGACAAGGACTGCCAGCGGGTTCGGTGTAGCTCTCGGCACCGAGCATCTGTCGGCAAACGCCACGCTGCTAGCTCTCGCTACAGATGTGGTGCCTAGCGCAGCAGGCCTTCTCGCTACATCAGGTCTCACTGTCATCACTCCCTCGTCGTTGACAGCTACGTCAGTACTGGTGGCCATTGGGTACGGAGTAAGTTCGGGATCTGCCAACCTGTCTGCGCTGTCCACGCTCACGCCGACGGGTAAAGGTATCTCGTCGAGCACATGCACTCTGGCGGCCACGGCGACGCTCACGGCGGCCGGTACGCAGAGCACGTTAGCGGCCGCGGCGTTAACGGCATCATCATCGATGGCCGGCGTCGGGGACCATATAGCTATCGGCTCGGTCGTGCTGGCCTCCGTTGCCGGTTTGGCAGCCGCCGCTAGTGGTCTTAGCGTGGTGCAAGCCTCGGTGGGGCTCTCGGCATCTTCGGCGCTAACCACTAGCGCTAGTGGTGTATCGCCAGGCAGCGTCGTTGTCATCGCTGCGTCGGTGTTGGCAGCGAGCGGCGCCCAGGTATCCACCGTCACCGCCAGCCTTACTAGTACGTTGCTTGTGACGGCGACTAGTGCTGTCATCGTAGTATCTGTAGCCCAACTGACCGCTAGTAATTCGATCCTGGCAACAACCGCGGGGACCGTCCCACTGATCCCCGGTGCCGCTGCGCTGGCCGTCACTTCCGTGCTTGTCGGTACGTCGTATGCGATTAGGTCATCTGCCTCAGGCGCGCTGGCAGCCACGGCGACGCTTACTGCTGGTGGCATACAGGTCACTAGTGGCACGCTGGAGGCAGACTCGTCGTCCCAGCTCCTAAGTGTCGGCGGAGTTGTGGCATCGGGCAGCAGTGCCACGCTTGCGGGTACTGCTGTATTAACCGCGAATGCGTTTGGTGGCGCCTTCACCTGGGGAATCCTGGTCGCGGGATCGTCTCTGACGGCGGCTGGCGCGGCTCAGGCACTCGGTGGTTCTAGTCTGGTCGCAGGTTCGCTCCTGACAACTACCGGAACGATCCCGATCCTGGCTGCTGTGACCTTAGCCGCCAACTCATCTCTAGCAGTGAGTGGCTCGGCTTGGGCACTCAGTACTTCCAGTCTGGCTGCAGGTGCGCTTCTATCGGTAGACGGTACAATTCCGCCTCCCGTATTAGCGTCAACTACCTTGATCGCCGGCTCATCCATGGCAACGGATGGCATAAGTCGAGCTATCAGTAGCCTCGGTCTAGTCGCGGTATCGTCTCTGGTCGCCACCGGCACACTCCCTGCGATGGCAGCGGCGCCCTTAACGGCTGCGGCTGCTTTATCGGCCACCGGGACGGGTGGCGCGTTTACCCTCGCAACGGCAAGCCTGTCCACTACGGGGATGGTTCTCGCGAGTGCCACGAATACTGCCGGCGCAGTTGCCTACCTACTCGGGACTTCGGCATTGGCCGCAGCGAGCAGTCTGGCTATTTCAGGCTCCGTATCTCTAGCCGTCGCTTCTGGTCTGACTGTCACTGGGACACGCGCGGCTGTTGCTGGCGCAGACCTTGCCGGTACGTCCGCACTCTCGGCGTCAGGTTCAGAGACGGCTATAGCCGTAGCACCGTTCGCCGGCGTCAGCGCACTTACGGTGAATGTGCTCGCAGTAAATACGGCGACCGCAACGCTGGCCGCTGTCTCGACCGCGAATACCGTTGGCAGTCAGAGAGCGTCGATCAGCAGTGCACTTGTCACAAGAGGAACGTTGATCGCTCGGGCCAAGGCCCGTGGGCGGGTTACCCAAGGCCGCCATGCCGCCAGCATCTCTCCACTCGTAGTTATGACACCAGCTAC